CCAGCCGCCTACATTCTGCATCTTCCCAATTTACTTCTGTGTACTTGGGCAACCTTCTTCTCCTGTCGGATCGTAGTAGGGGCAGAAGTCTGCGCAAAATGCTAAAGGTTTTTCAGGCCGTGGCTTAAGTTGTTGAGCAACCATTTCACGCGTTTGTTCTAAATGCTCCAAAGCCTGTAATGCAATTTGCTCGTCATACGGTTGCGCGTACACCAAAATGTCTGACATTTTGCCATCACGCGGGATACCAACAAGGGCTACATCTTTTACCGTGTAACCATTTTGTGTGAGCAGATAAGCGTACAAATGAATTTGCCAAACCTGTTGCCTATTGTTTGCGCCAAAGTAGCGGCCACTACCTTTCTTGATAGTTTTCCAATCAATTACCGTGTGGTTAATCTTGTCGTAGCAATCCACATGCCCAGGTACACCATTGGCTTCTACGGCAATTTCTAACTCATACTGAACGCCAAACGGATCTTCTTGCCTGATGGCTTCTTCAATGCCTGTGTGAATGTAAGTTCCCAGGATTGCTCCCAACTTGTCACCAACATTTGTTGGCTCAGTTTGTGCAATGTCATGCCATAGCCTGCGGTGACACCCACCAATTGCAGATGGCCCAATGGCTACTTGTTGTGATCTAGCCCTAGAATTGTCATTTGCAACCAGGGTTTTTGTAATCATTTTCTGAAAGTCAATCACAAATTATCCTCATTCCATTGCTTGCCGTATAAATCATCTTTGAGTTCCATAAAATTTTTTTCAATCTGTTCAATTCTTTTTCTAATTCTGTACAACTTAATCATCATGTATAACGGATAAACCCAATAACCAATAATCACACCAATAATTAACGCAATCATAAATGTGATCATGTGAGATCCATACTGGTGCGCACTGATGTTCCTACTGAACGGGCAATGTCCACCTGCATTTTGAGCCTATTGGTATTAGCGCGTGTGGCTAAAACTTTGGCTTGAACAATTGACAAGTCTTTGTGTAATTCTTCATTCTGAATAAGCGCCATGTCCTCACGCTCTCCCACTGTGTAATTCTTGCCCGTTGGAGATGATTGCGTTGCAAAAGTCATACGAGATTTAGCCATAGCAATTTCATACTCTGCCTTGATGCTGTGGTAAATCGTTTCAACTTCCACAAGATTTTTGTGCGCTTCATCTACTTCTTTGGAAAGGCCGCGTAATTTTTGCTCCACCATTGCGGGCGTAATAATTTCACTCATCAACTGTTTCCTCTTTTACCAAACTGATGTTTGAATTCTCGCGCTTGTTCTGCAAGACAATAACCTTGCCTGCATCTGATGACATGTTGAAAGGATCAGGCACAAGCATAAATCCTGCACTGTCTAACTTTTCAGCAAGATCTTCAGGAAACATGTCCAACTCTTGAGCCATTGCGCGGATTGCAATAATGTTGAAATGAACTGCAACTTTTAATCCGTTTGATGGTTCAAACTTGTTTTCTTTTTTACTCATAGCATCATTCCTTCCTCTACTGCGCGCCAAACTATGCAGTCATTGTTGTGGTGGTTTTTTCTTACTGTTCCTGTGTCAATAATGTAGCCATCTTTAACAAGGCTTATGCGTGTAGGGCGCACTGTGTTGCCCTCTATCTGTAATGTTTTCTCAATCTCATAATCCGTAGCACCGCGCAACCCTTGTTTCAAAATGTATTCATACACCTTGCGCTTGAGCGATCCAGTTCTAGGCAAAACTTTTTCTGCCGCGGCTATTGATGTGCGCTGAGCGTTGTTTGCAATGATTACGCTGTTATCCATTGAGAGCCGCCCTGCGTGTCAAAAGGTGATCACGCAAAGTTGCGCCTTCAATTACAACATCAAGCAAATCAAGATTTAATTGCCATGCGCTTCTGAGTTCTTCCTCTGTTGTTTTAGTTTCAATCAAACTAAAAACTGCAAATGCGCTTGCTTTTTCTTCTTCTGTGTATTCACGCTTTGCCGCAGGTGCTTTTGCTTGCGGTGCTTCAGTAGTTTTTGTTTGGCGGTTGCGTACTTCCTCAGATGATGCAATGCCTTTTTTTGTATCAACTGCGAGAGCGGCCACCATTGCGCGCCCCCAGGCGGCTGTTTCAGCGTTTTGCAATTCAGAGTCACGGGTGAAATTGGTTGGCCCTGGAATTGGCTCGTATGCCCAACCTACGCCTGGCAATGAGTCATCAGGTGAGCGGTATGCCGCGGCGCTATACACCATGTAACTTTTAAGACTGCCATCAGGCATTTTTACTTCAATTACATACGGGTCTTTCCATGATTGTAATGAACCATGCGGGAACTTTTCTCTAAACTCAATAATTCTTGTTGCCACATCAATGTAATCTAATGGGCCTTTGTAACTTGCCATTTGTAACCTTCCTGTTGGGGGCTAACTAGCCCGTGTAGGGAGGATTGAACACCATGCAACCGACAAATACAAGAACCGCGTAATTTATGTTCCTGGCGTGTCGGAAATGTCATACTTGAGGCCAGGGGGAAATCATGGCTTATTCACAAATCTCAATCCGCTTAGGCGGCCTCATGGTTGAACTGGGAACTGAGGCAACTTATCCCGACATGGTGAGCGATTTAACGGGGCGCTGTTTGTCCACTTTCAAAGACGCAATGGATAAAGCCGTAGAAGCGGGCGTAGATGTTTCTGACATGCGCCTAATTACATCTGATTATTCAGATGATGATGAGGATTAACCTTTAACCAAACACATTCCCAAAATGTGCATGTCTTTAATCTGTTGTGTGGCATTTTTCTTGGTGGGCGCATCTTCCACTATTGGATTGTCAAACCATCTAGGAAGCCATGTGCCTTGAAATTTGTGGCACTCTGATTTGTCGTAACAATCCCAACCCATGTCATGTTTGAAATACACAACTTCACAACACTTGCTCATTGAATTACCTTTCTGTTCCTCAATTTGAGGTTGCAGGATAATTATACTTTTTGATGTTTTTGAGTTTGTAATTTATTTATAGAGTCACGCGTAAAAAAATTGCAACACGCCGCAAAAATGCAAATGTCAAACACGATTTGACAAAGTAAATCAAGGTTTTTAATCAAGCCAAACTTGGTATTGGGCGGTAGTTCTGCCCTTAATTGGATCCACAAAATGCAAACGCTGTGATGGTTTTCCACTAGCGGCCATTGAGTCACGCGCATAACGGTTATCTGACTCTGTTGAGCCTGTCCAATAAATGTTGTAGTGCTTTTGAATTGGCTCTTGTGCATGTCGGTGGTAATGGCCTAAGAAAATGTCGTGGAAATCGTAATCATGTGCGCCCGCTTTCCAACGGTTAGCACCTGCAATCCATGCGGCAGGGCTTGCAAATCCTGAACGGCCTAATTCATCACCATGCATTAACAGAGCGCGGTAGTTACCAATTTCAACTTCTTGAATGTCCTCTGGACAATCTTCCCAGGTTAAACGCTTTTCGCCCGCAAGAATTTGGCGGCTCATTTCATAAACCATTCTGTCCACATTGTCAGATTTAGGCACTTCTGCGCGCTTGCCACCAATGCGCCCATGATTTCCCCACTCAGCAATAACTGTGACTTTTTCAAAATTGGCTAACATCTCGCGCACAAAGTCCACGCAAAGCCTTGAAACACTGGTAAATTGACCAAACAATGAAGCGTCTATCTGCCATAACTGCGCAGGATAATTAAACAAACCTTCAACCATGTCACCGCCAAACATCACTACACATTCTTTTACAGGGTGGTGATGGCGTTGTAAATCAGTTAGGTGTACAACTTTTTCAGAAAATTGCATCACGCGCTCACGCATGATTTCACTGTTGTAACTGGTTGTAACTTTTGCGCCTTGCCAATCTGTTGTGTGGATCAAAGCCACTTCAGGATTTATTTTGCGCGTATCTTTTTGTGGCGCAGAAACAGGTGGCACTGCGCCCAATGCAATCATTGCATCATAAGCACCGCGGTGTGTTGCTTCTACTAAATCTTCACTACGCTCTTTGCTTTGCTTGAGTTGCTTTTGCAATCGCAAAATTACCTGGCGTAATTCTTTTACATCTTGCGACTCAATGCCTTCAGGCATGTCTTGTAATCTTTTTTCAAGGCTCATTTGTAAACACGATCTCCTTGCCGTGGTGTGTGTAGCCTTCTTTGTCTATCCAACTATCTTCATGCTCTAAATTTGCAGTAATCCGCACTGACTTTGCCGCGTCAAACATCAACGCAACAATGGCAGGGTCAATGTCCTCAATGTCTAAGAGCGCACCCCACATGCGGCCTATGGCTGTGAAGTTTTTGCGAGCGCTCCCGTATTCATTTTGGCGATCATCTAAAACTTCTTCTACTCTTTTTGACACCTGCAAGTACCATTTCTATGAACCCTGATTGTGTCTGAACTGCATTTATGCCCTTCAGAACGCAAAGCCTGAACAATCAAATTGACAGGGTAATTTTTTTCCCATGCGTCATCTAAAGTTTTTTGATCTGCTTCGCTGAGTGTGTCATACAGTGATTTATAGGCGCATTGATTGCTTAATAAACGGCCTGCAACCCTCTTTTTAATAATTTCATCAAACGCTTTTTCTAATGCCATTGCCTTACCTCCTACGAGAAGCGTACCGTAAAGTAAAAAGGCCCGCGTTAGCGGGCCAGTTCACTACTTCGTTTTCTTTTTGGGTGCGGCTTTCTTCTTGCTTGCCTTTGCCAACTTGTCAATCTCTGCGGTTACTACATCTGCAACCAAACCAAATGCAGGGTCTTTCTTATCAATGCCGCGGATTGCAGGGCCAACAACTGCCGCCGCTGTTGCAAATGCAAGCGCTTTAATGTCAGTTACTCCTGCGGCATAAAGCGCAACAGCGGTAACTGCAAAGTGGCGGATTGCTGATTTCA